AGCAAATGGTAGAGAGGATAAAGTGGATGGGTAGCGTAAAAAAATCGGAACAATATAAACAACTACAAGAACAAAAAAAGCAACAAGTTGAATTAACCGAAGGGATATTAGATGCGGAAAATCAACTTAAAATAAATGAGATAAACAATGCTAAAGCTTCACAAGAGAACGCCAAGAAAGCAGCAGATAACGCCAAGAAACGTGCAGAGGATGCAGCTAAGAGAGCAAAGGAAGAGCTTGAAAACCGTAGAAAGCTAAGAGACTTTGAACTCTCTCAAATCAAAGATGATGCACAGCGTGAGGAGGCTATCACTCGTGAGAAATATGCACGGATGTTAACTGATTTAAAGACAGATAAGACTAAGAGTAAGGATGAAAAATTAAAATTTGAAAAACTGTACGAGCAGGAGCTCAACATTGAACTCAATAAACAGGCTGAAGCCAGGAGAAAAAAGGAGGAGGAGAACACGAAGAAAGCTAATGAGACTATCCTACAGCTACGCCTGGCATTGATGCCTGAAGGTGAGGCTAAGGAAAAAGCAATGCAAGATGATAAGTACCGTAAACTGCGAGAGGCTGCCATTGCTGACACCACACTCACTGAGGAGAAGCGGAGTGAGATACTTGCATTGTACGATGAGCAGAGAGCTAAGGAGGATGCGGCTAAAGAATTAGAGAAGCAGAAAGCCAAAGATGAATTTGCTAAGAAATTTGCTTTGGAGCAGATGACTAAATCAGACCAGGAGCTTGAGGCATTGAGGGTGAAGTATGAAGAGGAGCGTAAGCTTGCAGAAGGTAACGCTGCTCTATTGCTTGAGCTTGAGAATAAGTACACAGCCGATCGAAAAAAGATACTGGATGAACAGGCATTGGCAGCCATTCAAGAGAAAACAAAGGAACGTGATGCCATCATTGGATTGACCAATGATATCTTTGGCGGTGTGAGTAACATAGCTGGTATGATGATCAAGGATCAGAAGAAACTTGAGAAGTTCAACAAGGCATCAGCGTTGATACAGATAGGGATTGATACAGCCAAGGCAATCAGTGCCCTGGTTGCAGCCTCTCAGGCTAACCCATTAAATGCAGCCACAGCAGGTACGGCAGGTGTTGCACAATTTGCCAGTGGTATCATTCAGATTGCTACCAACATAGCGAAGGCAAAGCAGATACTAACATCAGGAGGTACACCTTCAGCAGGTGGAGGAGGCGGTGCTTCAGGTGGAGGAGGTGGTGCTTCAGCATCCACTGCACAGGTAGTACCTCAAGCTGCTCAGCTATTCGGTCAAGGTAACACTGGCAATGTATTCTCAGCAGGTGGTACATCCACTGAGAGCTCAGGCATCACAGTGACAGCGGTGGTCAGTGAGACAGCCATGACATCCACACAGAATAAGATAAACAGAATTAACAAGAACGCAGAATTATGATAAGCCTACAGTCCACCATCAATAAGATAATAGCCTTCTACAACTCTCACCTTCAGGTCAAGAAGGTGGGGTCTGACTTCAAGGAACAGATGACTAACTTCGCTACTAAGGATGAGAAGTATCCTATCGTTTTCATTGTTCCTGTATCAGTTAGCAATACTGAGAATACTAACATCTTCACCCTTGACATCTATTGCTTTGACATCATCCAAAAGGATAGGGCTAACATCATCACTATCCTTAGTGATACGCATCAGATACTGATGGATCTGTACAATTATTTCACATTCAGCAATGATCTCAGCATGGATGTATCAGGGATACCTTCATTCACTGCTTTGAACAATGATCTACTTGACTATGCGGCAGGATATGTCATGACCATTACCTTGGAGGTAGATAACTGGACTGACTGCGATGTGCCGTTACAATAAACATTTAGATACGTTGTGACAATATAAGTATGAGCATACCTAACTGGTGGGGTGATTGGAGGCAGGGGTTGACCCCTCACACTGGAGACCTACAGAGCACTGACCTTATTGAATGTACACAGATAGTAGCAGGGCAACCTGTCAACACAGCTATCACAGGACAGCAGATAATCAATGCAGCTTCAGGAGGTAGCAGTGATCCAAAAACTATTGGCAGTGCATATGGTACAGGTGTTACAGGACTTACTAATGCCGTCAGTGCAACTGTATTGATACCTGCTAATACTATTGTCACAACCAATACAATATATATCAAGGCATTCATTGACAGAACTCTGGTAAGTGGTTCGGGGTCAACAGCATTTAGATTTTACACCAATACCACCAACAGCTTAACAGGTGCTACACTTCTTGGGTCAGGTGGTTCAATGGCTACTACCGTAAGGTTCCAACGATTTGAAAGGAACATATATGTGGATATTAATAACATGAACTGCTTTGCTACAGGTACAAGTGCATCTAATGACTACACTATCAGTGCCATTAGCTTAATACCATTCAACAAGACCGTAGATAATTACCTTATCTTTACCGTTCAGCATTCATCCTCAGCCACTGATATAGCAGCATGGAAAAGAGTAATAGTACAAAAGTATGCATAGCGTAACAGTCAACGAAATTACCTACACCTTCACCGAATGGGAGGAGGTTGATGATATATATATTCATATATTCACTACTGAGGGTACTACTATATGTATCCCAAAAGATTTGTTAGATGGCACGATATAAAAAGGACGGCAATTTTTACGTCAAGTATCCTACCAGGAGAAAGATGGCAGCAATACTCAAGAGAATAATCATGAGCAAAGGGCTCTTTCAAGAAGGCACATTGATTGAATCAGTGCGTATCAATGCAAGGGTCACAGGATTTGCTAAGCTTGAGATCGATATCATTGCCATGTATTACTTTATTTTCCTTAACAATGGGGCTGACCTATGGAATGGTGGGGTGATACCTCCTTATGATATTGTGAGAGCATTCCAGGATGAGATGGTTAACCAAGGAATAACCACAGAAATCTATTCTCAATACACTGAATGGATAACTCAGAATTACCCAATGGTGGAAGCTGTTGAGGTCTTAGAAAAAGATCAGAAAATAGTATACAACTTCGTGCCGGTTGATCCTCCTGCAGGCTTCACTGTTGGTAGCCCATTAGATGTCTAACTCTTTTTTCATCCCAAGCATATTGAAAACATAGTAAAGGGGTAGCCCTCCTATGGCATCGGACTTGGATAGGTCACCATTGCACAGGTTATATATCAACAGCTCCCATGACCACTTGGATGTATCCTTCTCAGGCTCAGTATCAGGGTCATCCTCATCATCATCATAGCCTTCAGCAGGTTCAGGTGGTAGGGGGTCCTCGAATAGGTTGGTATATGTTGTCAGAAACTGCTCACGGAATTTCAAAAATTCTCTGATCACACCGTACACATCCGTGATAGGTACATCCATTAGCCTCTCAGCTCTGAGCTTGCAGTCATATTCATAAGGCTCCCACACTACCTCACCCCATTCATTCTCTTTGGTTTGCCGGTACAGGATAGCACAGATGTAGGGTAGGTTGATTAGGTAGTTATCATTGAAGAAATAGTTAAGGTCAATGTATTCGTAAAGCGTGAGCTTGTTAAGTGGCTTGAATACCATGCCATCAACCTCACGCCTCCATTGACTGGATGGCTCAGAAGTGGCCCACTTGCATTGATCAATCATTTCAGTGAGCTCTTCAATGTCAAGCTCATCAACATCTACATCAGTTAAGATGTAAAGGACCTCACTATTGTAGTGAATAGATCCCTGCTCTTTATCAATTTTCGCTATCTCCGTCCACTGCTCCAGTGTTACCTCCCTCCAGCTTTGGGGTAGCTTGTGCTCTGATTTTTTCACTTATAAAAGATATGTAAGGAATGCATATAGATGCGGGTAATTTTGCTAAGAATTTACTCTTGTGTTTAATGTGAGCATCGGTATAATGCTCAACAGGTCCAAGGTCTTCACGTTTAAAAAACACAGCCAGGATATTACTGATATATCCCTTTTCTTTTCCGATGCTGTACTTTTCAATGAGCTTACTATCCCTCACGGTCATCTTCATCTCAGCCTTGTAGGTGTATCCTTCATGCTCTAAGGTGTCAACGGTTGGGTAGGTCATATTAGGATGCTCATTAAATTGACGAATAATATCAATAAAGTTTTCAACATCCACATCATTGAACTCATTTTCAGGTATTCCAAGGTATTCAAATATCTTGAGGTGCCTTTCAATGGGGTCAAGTGTTGTATCACTGTTAAAGTCAGTTAGCTTTTCGAATTGCTCAACTGTGAGCTCAGTAATTAGGTTAGGGATTTCCCTGTCAAGTATTTTAATCATCTGCAAATTTTGAACAAATATAAAAAAAAAACAATATATACGTGACCGAGTTACCAATTTACACCATTACCATTGATCCCGAGTATGCAGAGGGTGGTGAGGATTTAGGCATTGAGGCTATTGCCTTCACATCTAAGCCTGCCATCAAAGTAAAAGGGATGGCCTTCAATCAACAGACTAAAGCATTGGCTTTCAAAGATGGATTGAAGTACCGTATCACTGCACCTGCCATGATACCTATGGAGATTTATCGAAGGGATGACGAAACAGATGAGGAGTACATGGTTAAATTCACGGTTGAGGAGATAGATGCCATGCATTCTAAGTTCATGCAGCAGTTAGTTAACTCTGCTAAGTTCAACCTTGAGCACAACGAAGAGAAAAAAGTACCTGCCTACATTCTGGAGGCATGGTTAGTAGATAAGCCCGAGCTTGACAAAGCATATACTACCTATGGCATTGAGGTGCCTGCAGGTACGTTGATGCTAACAGCTCAGATAACTGATATTGAATACTACAATAAACTGGTTGAAGAGGACCAGGTTGGTTTCTCTATTGAGGGCTTCATGGGAATGAAACTAAAATCGAAATATAATATGCAATTACCTGATGGAGAGCACCTCATTGAGGGCAAAATCTACGTGGTCAAGGATGGCCAAGTAGTCGAAATTAAAGAAGAGGAAAAAGTCGAAGAGACAATGCCGGAGGAAGAAGTAGCAATGGCTGAGACAGTAGTTGAGGAGGAGGAAGTGGTTGAGGAAGAAACTATGGCTGTTGATCCTGCTATGGATGCTGAGGCTGTCCTTGCAATTGTTCAGCCTATGATTGCTGAGCAAATCAATTCAGTGTTAGCTATAGTAGCTGAGCTCAAAAGTCAATTAGAGGAGGCTCTTGGAGCTGAGACTGAAGTGGAAGAGGAGACTGTTGCCATTGATGCTAAGACTATGCTTGCTGAAAATCTAAGAAAGTTTAACCAATTTAATTCTAAATAAAATGCGTAAATTAAAATTCGACCTACAAGTCGACCCAACAGCTTTATTGGCTGCAAACCCAGAGGCATTCTACTCCGCTGCCTACTTAACGTCGGATGTACCTAACAACTTCCGCACTTTGCCTGGTGTTAAATACCAGACTAAACTTGGTACTGTTGTTTTCGGTAATGTTTTACAATCATCCACTTGTGCATGGCCTACTCCAGGCTCAACTGATGACTTGAGTGCAGTGTTGATTGACGTTTGTGCTGTATCTGCTATGGCTCAAATCTGTCAATTTGATTTGGAGCAGTCATTCGTATCCTTGCAAATGACAAAAGGATCTAACAGTGATTTCTCTGTTGCATCTTTCATGAACTTCTACTGGGAGACTATGGCTAAGACTGTAGCTCAAGACATCGAAAGCATCCGTTGGCAGGGTGATACAACTTCATTGAACCCTACACTTGCATTGTGTGATGGTTATGAGAAAAAGTTGACTGCTGCTGTAGGACCTGGTGGGGTGATTAACGGTGGTACTGGTACTATCAGTAACTTCACTGCTCTTGAGACTGCTATCTCTACTGCATTCGCTGCATTGCCTGCATCTGTAGCTTCCAAGACTGAGGACCTACGCATCTACCTTCCTACTCAATTGGTAAACATCTACCGATTAGGAGTAGCATCAGGTAACACCAATGCATACATCACTCAAGATTTGTCTTTGACTTACTTAGGTATCAAAATCGTTCAGTGCCAAGGGATGTCTAACAACACCTTTGTTATCACGTTGAAAGATAACCTTATCTATGCATTCGATGCTGAAGGAGATAGCTCTGATTTGCGTGCGGTTAACCTACGTGACACTGTTGCTGAGCCTTACATCCGTACTCGTGCGGACATGAAGATTGGCTTCCACTTCGTGAACCCTACTGAAATCGTTTTCTATTCTTAATAATAATCTTGAGCCCTCTGCAAAGGGGGCTCTTTAATACACTTTAATCATGCCAAATGTTTGTCAAGCATTAGAAGCGGTTGCCAAGAGCTGTGAGAATAGCTCAGGCGGCTTGCATGGGATAGCCTTAATCCCACAGGATGATGTAGTGAGTGTGACAGTTAACACCACTAACCCTGGTGATTGGGAGGTTACGGCTTTCTCTTTGACTCCTACTATCACTTTCACTGACTACTACATCCGTAGAAATACATCCAACTACACTGAGGAATTAGCTGCTGACCTTGTAAATGGTAGCTCATTCGTTACTCAGACTATTAACTTAATGTTCCACAGAAGAGAGATGGCTACTTCAAGAGCTATCAAAATCTTGGGTTCAGGACAGCAGTACCTATCTGCCATCGTAAAAGATGCTAACGGTAAGTATTGGTACTTCCCTTATATGCAGTTATCTGCTTCAGGTGAAGGTTCCGGTACAGCTCGTGCAGATGGTTCTAAATACTCAGTTACTTTGGTAGCAGAGAATGAGTTCCTTGCATACGAGGTAACCATGACTCCTGCTGCTCTTCAAGCTATCGGGGTTAACTTCTAATTTTGAACATTCTACGGTAGGTCTGACAATATACTTAGATGATCTACATTGCTCAAAATTCAAGTAACAAAATAGTCCTCACACTTACAGAGGTAACAACGGTTTCCAACCCGAGTTACCTCTTTGTGTTTACAAACGAATTTGATACCAACACAAGCACGCAGATCTTATTCACTGCTGCAGATACATCATCGTATCCTGAGCGTTATAATTTATTCAATTTAGTAGAGCCCACTGACCTCAGCCTTGTTGTAGGACAATATACCTATGAGATATATGAGAAGAGTGGACCATTCACCCTTCCGTTAAGCATTGCACAGACCACAGGTGTAGTCATTGAGGAGGGTAGGATGGTAGTTAGTGGACCTGCACCTTCATCAGTATACACATAGATATGGCCTGGTACGATATTTTTACAAGAAAACAAGAGCAGGGTCCTACCGTCGTGGAAGGATACCAGGCTTTTAGCACCCCATTCCTACCTGTTGGTAGAGGTAACTTGACACTACCCTACGTCAATGGTAGATGGACTGCAGGTAACTGGGTAGACTTCGGTGAGGGGAACCTATATCCCGAGGTGCTGAATCAAATGTACTTCAGCTCACCCCTTCATGGTGCCATTGTGGACTTCAAGACCAATGCCGTTATCGGTGGAGGCTATGCCTTGGATGCTGAGAAGCTAACAGCACAGGAGAAGGTAGATCTATACACCTGGGAGCGTAAGATTAAACTCAAGCATACAGTTGAGGCGGTTACTCAGCAGTTGATATTGCATAATAGGATCTATTTTAAGCTGGTATTTAATGAAAAAGGTAAGCTTGTTAAGGTATATAATGTAAGCCCTGAGAAAGTAAGGGTATCACGGTGCAAGAAAAAGTACTATTTAAGCAATGACTGGAGCCAAAGGTTGGATGTTGTAGAGATAAAACCCTACCACATGACCTGCAAAGATGAAGTTCAGCTCTATTGCTTTGAGGTTCATTCTGTTGGGCAGGACTACTATCCGCTACCTCAGTATACATCGGCTTTGAATTTTGCATATCTCTCGGGTGAGCTGTCATACTTTGCAAAAAGTAACATTCAAAACAGCATTTTTCCTTCCTTTGCTATGATGTTCCCTAAGCGACCACAATCGGAGGAGGAGAAGCACATGATCAAGGAGACTATTGACAGGTTAAAAGGTGCACAGAATGCAGGTAAAGCGGTTGCATTCTTTGCCAATAGCCAGGATCAACTTCCAAAGATAGAAGCACTACCAACTAACGCAAATGATAAGCTATTTCATGAGGCATCTGCCCTCAATACTGAGCAAATTTGTTTTGCTCACACTATCGACCCTATTCTTATGGGTGTTAGAACCACAGGCTCCTTGGGTAGTGGCTCGGATATTAAGCAGGCTTATGTAATTTTTGAGAAAAACGTAGTCAAAAAGATACGTGCCCAGGTAGATACTATCTTCAATGAGCTCCTTGGCATTGCTAAGCTGCCTGCTGAATTTACTATCAATAACTACCAAATCATTGGTGATACCATTGTTGAGGTAGATGATGATACTACCCGGGTAAAAGAGGCATTGAACACCTTGAGTGAGCCATTACTTAACAAGGTGCTTGAAAAAATGACTACCAATGAGATACGAGCATTGGCTCAACTCCCTCCTATTGACGAACCAACTAACACAGCTCAGTAATGCTTTACTTCATAACTGAAAACTACCTCAAGACCAACACACCCATCACAGCCAATGTGGATGTAACGGATGTGACACCATACATAGCTACTCAGAGTGCTCTAAGGATACAGCCTATCCTTGGCACCACATTCTACAACCATCTGCTCACTGCATACAATGCTCAGACCTTGACCAATGATGAAATAACCCTGGTTGAATTTATTCAGCCGGTCATTGCATGGAGGTCAGCAGAGGATGCTGTGTTTGGATTAAGCTATCAGTTGAAAAACAAAGGTCTTCAGACTCAAAACGGCGACTACTCAGCAAGCGTATCACGTGGTGAGGTAGCCTTTGGCATGGAGCACTATGCACAGAAGGCATCATTCTTTGAGCAGAGGCTGATCAGATGGCTATTGGCTAACAAAAATCTATTTCCAATTTTCATATCAGCACTCAATACAGATACTGACCTACGGCCTATGTTCGCCACTTGCCAGTGCATCACTCCTTGGCAGTTGACTTGCACAGGGATGTGCGGTAACTTCCGTGAAAATGGGTACAATAACAGCATTCTAATTCTGTGAAAACACAGCTATCCATATTATTTTCAGCGTTTCAATCTAAATGGCCCATATATATTAGCATGGTTAGTGCATTTTTTACACCCATTTGGGGGCTGATGTTCCTGATAGGGTTCGCAATTGGTATGGATACCGTTACAGGCATATGGAAAGCACGTAAGAAAAAGGAAAAAATCAGTTCACGCAGGTTGTCTGCTGTGATATCTAAGATGTTACTCTATGAGTCT